ACTTGACCAAATGCTGTTTTTCTTGCCATTAGCAGGGTCCACATTCAAAAAAGTTTACTATGACGAAACAAGAGGCCGTGCGGTAAGCAAGTTTATACCGGCAGAACACCTCGTTGTGCCTTATGAAACTTCAGATTTGGAGACATGTCCTAATATTACGCAAGTAATTCGCATGTCGTTGAACGATCTTCGCAAGAAACAGGTGTCTGGGTTCTATCTGGACATACCAGTGTTACCTTCGCAGGGCGATGCGGGGTCCGTGGGCGACGAAATACAGCGCATTGACGGTGTTACACCCTCTCAGATTGACTATGACTGCACGATTTTGGAGTGTCACGTCGATTTGGACCTTGAAGGGTATGAAGATGAGGACGAAGACGGTGAACCTACGGGTATAAAGATACCATATGTAGTTACAATCAGTCAGGACAACGGCCAGATACTGTCAATCAGGCGTAATTATCGTGAAGAAGACGAGGAAAAGCGCAAAATACAATATTTTGTGCATTATAAGTTCCTTCCGGGCTTTGGTTTTTATGGTTTGGGCTTAATTCACACGATTGGTGGGCTTTCGCGTACTGCAACAGCGGCACTTCGCCAGCTAATCGACGCTGGAACGCTTTCCAACCTTCCAGCAGGCTTCAAAGCCCGCGGACTACGGATCAGGGACGATGATGACCCGCTACAACCCGGTGAATTTAGGGATGTGGACGCTCCGGGCGGCGCTATTCGTGACAGTTTGATGCCTTTGCCCTTCAAAGGGCCGGATCAGACTTTGTTTAACTTGCTAGGGTTCGTGGTTCAGGCTGGTCAAAGGTTTGCAACGATTACAGACTTGAAAGTGGGCGATGGAAACCAGCAGGCTGCGGTTGGCACGACCATTGCGATGCTGGAACAGGGCTCTCGCGTGATGAGCGCGGTGCACAAACGTCTGCACTATGCCATGCGTTTAGAGTTCAAGATGCTTGCACGAGTAATGTCGGAGAGTTTGCCACAGGAGTATCCGTATTCTGTAGAGGGTGCAGAGTCTTCCATCATGGCGAGTGATTTTGATGACAGGATTGATGTAATCCCTGTATCTGATCCGAATGTTTTTAGCCAAGCTCAAAGGATTGCTTTGGCTCAGACTAAACTGCAACTAGCGGGCGCGGCACCTGAACTGCACAACATGCCAGAAGTATACAAAGACATGTACGAGGCTCTAGGTGTGAAAGACACTGACCGCATCATGCGAAGTGTGCCTGATGACGAGCCAACACCTAAAGATCCGGCACAAGAGAACATTGACTCAATGGACATGGTTCCCTTGCAGGCATTTGAGGGTCAGGAGCATGAGGCGCACATCATGGCACATATGGTGTTTGGCTCTACTCCTATGGTTGCAGGTATGCCAGCTATCGCTATGGAATTACAAAAACATATCATGGAACACGTTAAAATAGCTGCACAAGAGCAGGCCATGCAGCAGATGTCTCAGCAGATGCCGCAAGCTGCGGGAGAAGAGGCCACGCTTGCGATGGACGCTTTGGTAGCTCAATTTGTTTCTCAAGGTATGCAGATGGTCAAGCAGATGTCTCAGCAGGTATCAGGCCAAGGGCCGGATCCGTTGGTCAAGCTCAAAGAGCAGGAGCTTCAGATACGGGCGCAGTCTGAGCAGGCTGACGCACAGCTTGATGCTGCCAAACTCAATCTGGATGCACAGAACCAACAGATGCGGTCTGAACAGTTCCAACAACGGCTTGCAAGCCAAGAGCGGCAGACCGCGGCTCGTATTGATGCTGCCAGAGAGCGGGAGTTGCTCAAACGCCAATAAGGCATTTTAGGGGGCAAAATGGATCCAGTAACAGCTATGGCGACCGCATCAGCGGCGTTTGGGGCTATTAAAAAAGGCTTTGCAATAGGTAGAGACATTGAGTCTATGGCAACGGACCTGTCGCGTTGGATGGGTGCGCTCAGTGATCTTGACATGCTTGAGAAAGAAGCCAAGAACCCGCCCATATTTAAAAAGCTGTTCAACGGTAAATCTGTTGAACAAGAGGCAATAGAAGCCTTTGCTGCTAAAGAAAAGGCTGAACAGCAAAGACGAGAGCTTCAACAATGGATTGGTCTTACTTTTGGTAAGTCTAAATGGGACGCTCTTGTAAAAATGGAAGGTCAGATCCGAAAACAAAGGCAGGAAACCTTGTATAAACAAAGGCAACGGCGTCGGAAGTTTGTTGAGATTGTTGCTTGGATTTTGATGGGGTTGCTTGGTATAGGGCTTCTTTTTGGTTTTGTTCTGTTTTTAAAAGGAACTATCGCTAACGCAGATAATCAGATGGTTACTTGTCGTAAGGTAAAATGCGAGAAGCTAGACAAAAAACAAACTGTTTGTATCTTTAAAGGCGCAAACAATACCATTGAGTCCCAGATATTTAATTACATGGAATACATACCGTCAGAGTATCAGTGTAAGTATGATCCGAACGCTAAAAAGGACATGACGGTGCAAGAGACGTTAAAAGCTGTACGGGAGAGTCAGAAGTGACGAAAAAATTTCAAGAAGGCACTGAATACGCTAAATATGACCTAGATGGTGATGGGGAGATCACTGACGAAGAACTAGAACATGCTAAAGAAATTCGTGAAACAGAGCGTGATTTGCGTAAGAGCTTGGCTCAGTTGCGAATGGCAAGGTACACTTTGATAGGCATGGGTCTATTTACAGCCGCTTTATTTACGCCGTGGATACCTCTTGAGCGCATTGAGGCTTTGTCAGATATAAGTAATTTATTTTATATCAGTGGCGCAGGTATTGTTGGAGCCTACATGGGAACCACAGCTTGGATGAGTCGTAAGTGATAGATGCTTTTTTGTTGTTGGTATATCTTGGCACAGGAGACTTTCGCAAACTAGATAGCGCGGACATGTATTTTTATTCGGTTACAGAGTGTAACTACTTTGCCTCAGAAGTGTCTAAAAGATATGGAAACTATGGCTTCTCACAGTATATTGACGAGAGAGATCGTGTCACCGCATACTGTGTTCCTCGTCGTGTGGACCCTGAGACAGTAAAGGTATATTGAAATGTTACAGGCCCTTATAGGACCAATAGCGTCATTAGCCGGGACATGGCTAGATGGTAAAGTGGAAAAAACTAAGGCAGAAGCTGCAACGAAAGTCGCAAAGGCCAAGGCTGAAGCGGTTATTATGGAAAAAAAGGCCACGGGTGAGATCGACTGGGACTTAGAGATGGCAAAAGGTAGTCAAACGTCTTGGAAGGACGAGTGGCTAACTATTTTGTTTTCTATCCCGTTAATCCTAGCCTTTATTCCGGGCATGGAGGAGGTAGTAGCAAATGGTTTTGAACAACTCAAAGCGATGCCAGAATGGTATCAATATTCTTTGGGGGTTATCGTTGCTGCCTCATTTGGGGTTCGTAGCGCTACTAAGTTTTTTGGAAAGAAGTAAATATGGACAAAGAAAAATTACGCGAAGAAATAGCCGAAGACGAGGGGTGTAAGTACGAAATTTATTTGGATCATTTGCACCTCCCAACTTTCGGAATTGGTCATTTAATTACCAAGGATGATGAGGAGTATGGCAAGCCTGTTGGTACAGTAATAGAACAGGAAAGAGTACAAAAGGTATTTGCCCTTGATATGGCTGTAACCGTGGATGAGTGCAAAGTATTGTATCCAGACTTTGACGATTTGCCTGAAGAGTGTCAGCACATAATAGCTAATATGATGTTCAACATGGGCAGGCCAAGACTTAGCAAATTTAAGGGCATGAAGGCAGGGGTTGATGCTCGTGATTGGAACCGCGCAGCAGATGAGATGGTAGACAGCCGCTGGTATGATCAGGTAACCAACCGTGCCAAGCGTTTAGTAGCACGTATGCGAGCTTTAGATAACTTGTGATATCTCCAAGGTGTGTTATAAGAACACCTAAGATTTAATGCGGAGATATCAGATTGGATGAAGTCTACTTTGCGGAAGCCGTTTTCCGCATAATAAAAGAGCGGCGGCAAGCTGTTCAAGACTTGTTGATTTATGACAATGTTAAGAACATGGAGCAGTATCGTGAGCTCATGGGGAACTTAAAATCCCTAGATCACGTGGAACAGGAACTCAAGAGCCTGCTAGACAAACAGGAGCGCAGCAATGACTGAGGCAAAAAGCGTTGATTTAAGTGCCGCATCAGAGGGAGTCGCTAACCTCGCAGAGGCTTACAAAGAGCCTACAGATAGGGTACTAGACCCCGAAGCCATTGGGGGTTCTCTTCTAGAAAGAATGCCGACTCCAACAGGATGGCGTATTCTTGTTCTTCCATACCGCGGAAAAGGCAAAACTGACGGAGGAATTTATCTTCCTGACGCGGTCGTGCAAGAACAAACGGTTTCAACACAAGTCGGGTATGTTCTCAAAGTTGGCGATTTAGCTTACTTGGACACTGAAAAATTTCCTACGGGTCCTTGGTGTGAGCAGGGTGATTGGGTAATGTTTGCGCGTTATTCAGGGTCTCGCTTCAAAATAGACGGCGGGGAGGTCCGGATCCTCAACGATGACGAGGTTTTGGCAAAGATTTTGGAACCAGAAGATATTCTTCATTTCTAGGAGCAAGTAATGGCTGAAGCAGAAAAACAACAAATTGAATTAGACTTGGATGACGCGCAAGAGACCGAGGTAGCTCTTGAAGAGCCATCAAGTGAAGAGAATGAAGTTGAGGTAAAAGACGATCAGTTTGAAAAAGCTGAAAGTAACACTCAAAAACGCATTGACCGGTTGACTAAAAAAATGCGTGAAGCAGAGCGTCGCGAGGAAGAGGCTCTTCGATATGCACAAAACGTGAAGAATGAGTCTGACCAACTCAAAGAGCGCATGAACACTCTCGACACTAATTATGTCAATGAGTACACCAATCGTGTTACTAGCCAGATGAGCACGGCAGAACAAGAGCTCGCCAGAGCTATGGAGATTGGCGATACAAATGGCGTTGTGGAGGCACAACGTAAGATGACATCTTTAGCGATTGAGAATGACCGTGCCCAACAAGCTAAGATCCAGCAAGAGCGTTACGCTCAACAAGCTGAAGCTCAACAGCAAGCTCAAGTTCAGCAACCCATGCCGCAACAACAGCCGCGCCGTCCGGACCCCAAAGCAGAAGATTGGGCCTCAAGAAATGAGTGGTTCGGATCTGATGAAGCCATGACATATGCGGCCTTTGGAGTTCATAAAAAGCTTGTAGAAAATGAAGGGTTTGACCCCAAGTCAGATGAATACTATACTGAACTTGACAAGCGTATGCAGGAAGAGTTTCCTCATAAGCTTAAAAACGGTGGAAGCAAACGCCCCGCTCAGACAGTTGCTTCTGTATCCCGCACGACATCTGGGCGCAGTAGTGGGAAAAAGGTTAGACTCACCCCTAGCCAAGTTGCGATAGCAAAAAAATTGGGTGTGCCGCTTGAAGAGTACGCGAAATACGTGAAGGAGTAAGTTAAATGGCTGAAAAACAAGATGAAATGTTTGAAGGTACTGTAAAACGTACTTCTCGCGCAAACCAAACTAGGGAGAAGACGGCGCAGCGTAAGCCGTGGGCTCCCC